GTTCTCATAAACTTGGATTACACCAAGGTAAATATGAGGCACTAAGACAGAAGTCACCTGTTAAAGTTTATAGAGATAATAACAAAGATGGTAAATATGATATGATTGAAGAGAATGTACAAGAAGGTATATTTGGAATCAATATTCATAAAGCTGGAAAGTTTGTAAATGGGTCAACTCAGATTGATAAATGGTCTGCAGGTTGTCAAGTATTCTCTAAGGAATCGGATTTCAACGAATTTATGGATGTTTGTAGAAAGGCTAGAGATATATGGGGAAACTCTTTCACATATACGTTGATAGAATCCAACGATATTTCGTAAAAAAAATAAAAAGTTATGACAATCACCTTATCAGGACAAATTAGGTCAGGCGATATCAATGCAGAATTTGGTAGAGTATTCTCTAGCTATATGTCTATGTGGGATGCTAGAAATGGTAGATATGGTTCTATCAACACTCAATCTGCAAGAAATCCTCTAAATGGAATTTCTAAAGCAAATAGTGGATATGCATTTTCAGATTGGTATGGGTATAGTCATAGCGCAAGAAGCGCTTCAATAGGATTGAAGCAACAAGAAAGATATGTTGATGCAGATACCAGAGCTTGGGAATTTAGATATGATGGAACTGCTTTATCTCAAAATTGGCAATGGGGAACTACAAGTATAAGGAATTGGTTTTATGTTCCAATTGGTAATAGAATAGATGTTTATTTTGATAATGATATTAGTTGGGGTTCTAGTTGGTATTCCGCAACAAGACAAATATATTCAAACCAAAGAGGATATTTATTAAACGTTTCCGAACGAGCATCAACTTATAGAAATTATAGTGGTTTATATGTTCAATCATCAGAACAAATTACTATTTTCAATAACAGTTAAAAAAAGTTATTATGGCAAATCATTATTTTAAAGAAAACGATTCTTATTTTAAATTTGTAGATGAAACACATGAAGTAGTTTGTGTAACTACTAATTTTACAAACAAATGTATAGCAATTAGCTTTATTGAAGATAATGGATATTCGAATATAAAATCTGTATATACCGATGGAGCTGGTGAAATTATATCCGAAGAACTCTTTGATACAAAAAGAGATGAGGTAAAGGATTATATAAATGAAAATCTATAAAAATGGGTAATTGGTTTGTAAAATCTTTTGATAACTACTTTAAGTTTATGGATGATGATTCATCTATGATTGTACTAACATCATCTAGTTTAGATGGAAGTGGAAGTGATGTAAGTATTAACTTTAATCATTTATCCGAAAGTTTACCTAAATACGAAGGTATTAGAGATTCTCTTATATCATCATCTTATTTTACATCATCATATACAGGTTCATCAGAACCAGTACCACAAATTATTAGTGAATCCCTTTGGGAAGAAAAGAAAACAGAAATAAAAAGTTACATAATAAATAGTTTATAAATGAAAATAGTTATAGCGGGTGGAGGAACTGCTGGTTGGTTATCAGCATTATTCCTAGCCAAACAAAATTTACACAGAGATATTCCAGCTTACGATGTTACTCTTATAGAGAGTGATGATATTCCAATTATAGGAGCTGGTGAAGGTTCAACTGGAGTACTACAAAAAGTACTTCTATCTACTTTAAGAGAATTGGAAGGATTTGGAGAACAAGAGTTTTTTGAAAATTGCAATACAACATTTAAATTAGGAATCGATTGTATTGATTGGAATGGGGTAGGTGATAGATTCTTTGCATCCTTATCAGGAACACAAACTTCAGAATGGCCATTGGATAGAGATTTTACGATTTGTTCAAAATACGGAAACTCTGCAGAATCTAGTCCTAACAAATATCTTTGGGAAAAAAATCTAACACCATTTTTAAAAACTCAAAATAGCGATAGCTACGAAACTGGATATGCATATCACTTTGATGCACATAAAGTGGGTGAGTGGTTTAAGAAGATTGCATTAGAAAATGGAATCAAATTACAAAAAGGTACAATAACTGATACTAAGTTAAATTCAAAAAATGGTGAATTGGATAAAGTAATTCTTTCAGATGGAACTGAAATAGAATCTGATTTTTGGATTGATTGTACTGGATTCAATAGAGTACTGAGTAAATCAGTTGGTTCAGAATGGGTTTCATATTCAGAATATCTACCAATCAACTCAGCATTAGTTTATTCACACCAATATGAAGAAGGTGAAGAAATATCACCTGCAACAACTGCATGGGCAATGCCAAATGGTTGGATGTGGCAAATTCCAACTCAAGAAAGATTAGGATGTGGATATTGTTATTCTGATAAGTTTGTATCTGAGGAACAAGCTCTGAAAGAACTACAAGAAGTTACTGGTAGAAAGATAACACCTCTTAGAACTATTAAGTTCGATAGTGGTAGGTTAAAAGAAGTTTGGAAAAAGAATGTACTTTCAATAGGATTATCATCTTCCTTCTTAGAACCATTAGAAGCAACATCGATACATTCATCTATAATTCAGTTAGTACAATTAACACAACATCACTTATCACCTTACAAAGAGGATATGATGAGAGAATCAAACATCAAAGCAAATAATGAACACTTTAATATGATGTTAGATGAATTTAGAGGTTTGATTCAAATGCACTATATTACAAAAAGAAATGATACTCCATTTTGGAAATATGTACATAATGATTTAAAGAGAGACCCATTAGTTGAAAGAATTTTAGAAATATGTAAATATAGAGTTCCAAACGCAAATGATTTTCCGTATTATAATGGTTCAGCTGGTTGGGGTGTATTCAATTGGATATTGGCTGGTAATGATTTAATCAGTAAAGATGTATTAGATAAATCCCTAAATACTCATAATTTTGAAAAATCATCTGAACAAGTTTATAAACATATGGTAAAACAATACATATTTGATTCTAAACAACACTTCCCACATACTGAATTTATCAATTGGGCAAAAGATTTTTCAAAAAACTCAAAATAAATTTGGATAATTCAAATTAATTTCTTATATTTGTATTAACAAATGAGGAAAAAAACTTTTTTAAATAAAATTCAAAAAACATTTGGAATTGTTAAAAACTTTTCGTATATTTGTATAGATAAATGGAGATAGACCCTCTTAAAATCGGGTTTTTCGATATTTATATATGGTGTAGGATAGACACCTAAATAAAACCAATAAATAAATAAAACTTTAAAATTTAAAAATTATGGCACTTGATTTAAATGCAATCAGAGGTAGACTGAACAAACTACAAAACACTTCAAATCGTAAAGATAATTTGTGGAAACCAACACCTGGTAAACACCAAGTAAGAATTGTTCCTTACAAATTTTCTCCTGAAAATCCTTTCATTGAGTTATTCTTTCACTACAACATCAACAACAAAACGTATTTGTCTCCTTCTTCTTTTGGAAGACCAGACCCTATNGTTGAGTTTGCTGANAAGTTGAAGAGAATGGGTGATAAAGAAGATTGGAAAGCAGCTAAGAAGATGGAACCGAAATTAAGAACTTTTGTACCTGTAATCGTAAAAGGTGAGGAATCAGAAGGTGTAAGATTTTGGGGATTCGGAAAAACTGTTTACCAAGAATTGTTAGGATACATCGCAGACCCTGATTATGGTGATATTACAGATGTTGACAATGGTAGAGATATTACTATTGAGTATACATCTGCAGATGATGCAGGAACTTCATATCCTGTAACTACTGTTCGTGTAAAACCAAATCAGACTCCATTGTCTGCAGATGAAACTGCTAAACAAAACTTTGTAGAAAGTCAAACTAATATTACTGACATATATTCTGAATTAACTTATGATGAATTAAAATCAGTATTAGAAGGATGGTTAAATCCTACATCAGATGAAGGTGAAGGTAGTGTGAGTCAACAAACTCTATCAACCCCATCTACACCTAAAACTGAAACTGCTACTGCAACAGTACCAACATCTCAACCAACGGTTGAAGATAAGAAAAAATTGGATGATGTTGCATCTGCATTTGATGACTTGTTTAACGGATAATATATAATAAATGGCAAAAAAAGAAATTGATTTAGCATCAGTCCTAGCGTCTGAACTAAATAAAACAAACAAAGACCAGAAGGTTGCCTTCTTTTTAGGAGAAGATGATGCACCCACAAATGTGGATGGCTGGATATCAACCGGATGTGCAATGTTAGATGTTGCAATTTCGAATCGCCCATATGGTGGACTTCCTGTTGGAAGAATTACCGAAGTTACTGGTTTAGAACAAAGTGGAAAATCATTAGTATCTGCTCACCTCCTTGCTGAAACACAAAAGCAAGGTGGTGTCGCAGTTCTTATTGATACTGAAACTGCAGTAAGTAGAGAATTCTTAGAAGCAATTGGTGTAGATGTGGGAAAACTACTTTATGTATCTGCCGATTCGGTTGAACAAATTTTCGAATTTACTGAAACAATCATTGAAAAGGTTCGAGAAACCTCAAATGATAAATTAGTAACAATAGTAGTAGATTCAGTAGCAGCTGCATCAACAACAAACGAGTTGGCATCTGACTATAAGAAAGATGGATATGCAACTGACAAAGCTATTATTATCTCAAAAGCGATGAGAAAGATTACCAATATGATTGGTAGACAAAAAGTAACCTTAGTATTCACTAATCAATTAAGACAGAAGATGAATGCTATGTTTGGTGACCCTTGGACTACGAGTGGTGGTAAGGCCCTTGCGTTTCACGCATCGGTTAGACTCCGTTTGAAAAATATGGGACAAATCAAACAAAAGGTAAATGGTAAAGATAAGACCATTGGTATGAAAGTAAGATGTCAGGTTATTAAAAACCGAATGGGCCCACCATTAAGAGCAGCAGATTTTGAAATATTTTTTGACAGAGGAATCGATAATTATGGTTCTTGGTTAAGTGTAATGAAAGAATATAAGTTGTTAAAACAGGCAGGTGCATGGTATACTTATGTTGATACGGATACTGGCGAAGAAATTAAATTCCAATCTAAGGACTTTATAGATTTAATGGAAGATAGAGATGAAATAAAAGACCAAATTTATAAAAAGATTTGTGATGAAACTATCTTACAATATAAATCAGATTCAAAAGACATCGAGGCACACAAACTAGATACTGCAGGTGCAGAGATAGTTGATTAAATTAAATAAAAAGTTATGAGCAAATTAAAAGAAATGTTAAAAACATCTGCTTCGGCAGATAAGGCGAAAGCCCTTCTTACATTGGAGTTGTTAGAGAAGCATCCCGCAGGAATCGGAGACCATTCAACCAAAGATTTCTATGAGAACGCAGAATCAGCACTTCAAATGTTAGTTGATGCAGATGATAGATTAGAGACAATCGAAAAGTATTTTGGTGAATCTAATGATATTAACTACACAACTACAACTACATAATGAAAGGACTCTATAAAAATATTCTAAACGAGGTTGAATCTGAAAGAGAATCAAATCAATCTCGTGAAAGAAACAGTAGAGTCATGATAATAGATGGACTAAACACTTTCATCAGGTCATGGACAGTTAATCCTACAATGAATGAGGATGGTGACCATACTGGTGGAGTTGTTGGTTCTCTAAAATCTATTGGATATCAAATTAGAGAATTCAATCCAACTAGATGTATTGTGACATTTGATGGAAAGGGTGGTTCTAAATCTCGTAAAAAGGTATATGAAGGCTATAAGGCAGGGAGAGAGAATCGTAAGTTTAGAGTCAACCGACAATATATGGAGTTCTTAGATGAAGAAGAAGAACAATTATCCATGAGACAACAATTCGTTTGGCTAAATGATGTGTTAGATTACTTACCTGTACAGACAATGATTTATGATGGTATTGAGGCAGATGATACTATTGCGTATCTAACTAAACATACTCAACAAGATTTAGATGGTGAAGTTGTAATAGTTTCAACGGATAAAGATTTTCTTCAATTAGTTTCAGATAAAGTTAGTGTTTTTTCTCCTACTAAAAAGAAAATGTACAATAGACAAGTTGTATTTGATGAGTTTGGTATATGGCCTGAAAATCTTCTATTATATAGAACATTAGATGGTGATAAATCAGATAACATACCAGGTATTCGAGGATGTGGTGTTAAAACCGTTTTAAAGAGGTTTCCTGAACTTTCTGAAGATAGACTTATAACTCATGAAGAGTTCTTTAAAATGTGCGAGGAGAAACAAGGTAAAATCAAATTATATGATGATATCTTAAAAGCAAAAGACCAACTTCTTATGAATAAGAGGTTAATGGAATTGGATGAACCTCATATCCCAACTAATCAAAAGTTAAAAATTTTAGAAAGATTCAATGTAGATGATATCCAATTTAATAAATTAGATTTTCTAAAAGTTGGACAGAAATATAAGATTCTTCAAAATTGGAGAGACATTAATGATTGGTTACATTCAACTTTTCATAATATTATTACAAAATAAATTTTTTTAATCCAAATATTTTTCGTATATTTGGAATCAAATAGGTTATAGATGCAAAATACAGATACACTTTCTAAATACGGACAATCTTTTCAAACCAAAGTAATATCAACTTTGATTGCAGATTCTCGTATATTGGATACCCTTAGTGAAATTATACATCCTAAATTTTTTGAGGCAGAATCTAATA